TACTTCGTCATGTCCAAGACCAACGCCGACCGTCTGTCCAACTGGACGGGTCTGACGCGCGAGGGCTTCCCCGATGCGCTGCTGGGCGCGGCCGGGTTCGCCAATATGCAGGTCAAGGGTCTGCCCATCTTCTCGACCACGGCCATGCCCGACACCCACATCCTGGTTGTCCACCCCGAACTGGTGCAGCACCGGGTGCTGTCCTCGCGGCCGATGTCGCTCAAGGGGCCGTTCCAGTACCGCGACACCAACGGCAACCTGGTGGCGGCTCAGGAGTGGTACATCGAAGAGTACAACGGGCAGTGGGCATTCATCAACAACAAGGGCGGCTACGTCCGCGTCGCCTAGTCCGGTTCTGAGGATGTAAGTCAGGGGCGGGTAGTCGCGCGGGCGGCCGCCCGCCCCTTTAAGGGATAACCACCATGAGTAACGCAGTTGTGGAACTAATCAGCCCCTTCGAGGGTCGCCTGAACGAGGGCAAGGTCGCCACGGCGGCCCTGGCCGACGCGGCCGTGACCAAGCCCAAGCTGGGGACGGGCTTCCTGAAGATGGCCCTGGTCAACGGGGCCGCGGCCGGTAACGTCACCGTGACGGGCATCGCCACGGCCGACGCGCTCATCGGCGTCCTGCACCTGCCGGACGCGGGCGCAATCGACGCCATGGCCGACCTGACGAGCGAGTTTTCCATCACCGCCGCCAACACCATCAACAACACCGGCGGTACGGCTTCGACCAACGGCAAGCTGCTGATCTTCTACCAGGATCGCGCCTAGCGATCCGCCCAGCCAGAACACAGGGAGAGATACATGAGCGTGGAACGTACATCTTTCACCCGGCCGATCACCGCCCCCGGTTACACCCGGGTGGCCGTTGTGCCCGGTGGCCCGCCCGGCCCCGTCCCCGTCCCCGGCATCAAGCTGACCGAGGCGCTGGTGGGCGTCGTCTACTACCCCGGCGCGGGCACGATGGTGACGGACGTCATCGACCTGACGGGACAGTTCACCATCTCGGCCGACGGGACCATCAGCAACAACGGCGGGGCGGACACCTCGGCCGGCAAGCTGCTGCTGGTGATCCAGGATCGTTCCTAGCGGATACGCCATGCTCGTCACGGCCGTCAACCGGACAAACGAACCCGTGCTGGTGGGAGCGTACTTCCTTCTGCCGGGGGAGGGGCGGCGCGTCACCCTTGGCGACTACATCCAGGCCCGCGCCGTGCATGGCGCGGGCCTGGATTCGGCCGACGCCCCGGCGGCGGCCGTGGTGCTGGCCGAGCCGGAACTGGACGCCGACCTGGAGACGGCGGCCGATGAGCCGGATGAGTACTCGCTCGACGTACTGGACGGCGACGTGGGCGAGCGCGATCTGTGGGCCATGACGCGGGCGGAGCTGGCCGAACTGGCCCGAACGCACGGGCTTGTGCCCGGCCGCCGCACCAAGCGGGAGCTAATCGAGGCGCTGCATGAGTACGCTGACTGAACTGGTCGCCCAACTGGCCGCGCTTGTGCCCGCCCAATCCGGCGCGCCGTCCACAGCTCAGTACCAGCAGGCGGTGCGCGCGGCGGTGGGTGACTTCGGCTATCGCGTGCCGCGTACGCTCTATGGGTCGCTGGCGGTGGTGGCCGGGACGGCCGCCTACGCCCTGCCCGACGGGTTCCAGCGCCTCATTCAACTGGAAGCACTCGGCGGCGAGACCACCCGCGACGCGGGCGGCTTTCTGGTGGCCTTCGACACGGCCGCCGCGCTCGCCGAGCGCCACGTCATCTCCGGGGGCACTATCACCTTCTACCCCACGCCGGTCTACACGCTGGCCCGCGCCCTGTGGTATGCCGCCGGGTATCCCTACGTCGCCCTGTCGGACACCTTCGACGGTCTGACGGTCGCGACCGAACAGGTGGTCATGCTCCGCGCCCAGGCCAACGCCCTGCGGGTGCTGTCGAGCGCCACGGCCGCCGGGCGAGGCATGAGCTACCGCATCGGCGACGTGGCGGTGGACCGCGCCGTGACCCAGCCCCACGCCCAGGCGGCGGAGGAGCTGGACGCGGCCTACGCCGACGCCTGCCGGTCGCTGGTCGGGTTCATCGGCGCGCGCGGCGCGCCGGCCGGCTGGGAGGCGCTGCGATGATCCTGAGCGCGGCCGACCTGGACATCATCGCCACCGACATTCAGGCCATCATTGCCGAACGGCCGCTCGCGGTCGCCTTCCGGCGGGGCGGGCTGGCGCTCGCGGCCCAGACGGTGCGCGTGGTGGCTGCGCGCGGGGCGACCACGGCGCGGGGCGAGGCCACGGCCGCGGCCCGCTGGCCGCTGGTTGTGCTGGGGCCGCCGGCGCTGGACATTGAGATCGGCGACCGCTTCAACGGCTACAACGGGGAGCTTATCGAGGTGAAGAGCGTCCACAACGACCGACGCGCCTTCACCCAGGCCGGAGCCGACCTGGCGCAGTAGGGGAGCTATGGGACTTCTGGATCGCTTCCGCCGTAACCCGACCGCCGTGGCCGAGACGCCGCACAACACGTCGCGCGAGACGGTTCCCCCGGCGCGGCCGTCGGAACTGGTCGAGCGCTTCGGCGTTGAGCGCGGGCGGCACGAGACCGTGCGCAAGGCGCGGGAGATGTACGGCCGCGACCCGCGCATCCAGGGGATGATCCGCACGCTGGCCCGTGACGCGGCCAAGAACGGATTCACCGTCACCGTCGCCGAGGGGCCGCGGGCCGAGGAGGCTCAGGCGGCCATCGACGCCCTGGTGCGCCGGCTGCACCTGAAGCGCAAGCTCGACGACTACGGCCGCATGGCGATGCGTGACGGCGATCTCTTCCTGGAGCCGGGCGTGTCGGCGGCGCGGGAGATTGTGGAGTTGACGCGCAAGCCGACCTTGCAGATGGTGCGCCTCTCCGATGAGTTCGACCGCTTTCCCGACCCGGTGCAGGCGTTCGCCTGGACGGACGCGGCCTCGGCCGCCGCCGGTTCCGTCGGCCGCGACGCGGTCACGTTCCCGGAGTTCCTGATGATCCACGCCCGCTGGAACCACGACTCCGAGAGTCGCTACGGCAGCCCGGAATTCGCCGCCGCCGTGGGGGCCTGGAAGCGGGCCAGTGAGGGCGAACTTGACGTGGCTATCGGCCGCAAGACGCGCTCCGGCGTGAGCTACGTCCACAACCTGGTGGGGGCGTCGGAAGCCGACATCGCCGCCTACAAGAACGCCAACCAGGCGGCGCTGGACAAGCCCTTCGCCGCCCGCGCCGACTACTTCATCAACTTCGACGGGGGCATCTCCCAACTCCAGGGGGACAGCAACCTGGGCGAGATTCGGGACGTGGAACACCACATCCAGACGATGACGGCCGCCAGCCCCGTACCGCTGGAACTGGTGGCCTACGGGGCCAACCTCAACCGCGACGTGCTGCAAGAGAAGAAGCGCCAGTACGACGAGGGTATCGCCGCCGCGCAGGGCTGGATGGCCGACCAGATCATCGAGCCGCTTATCGAGCGGCAACTGTTGCTGGCGGGCATCCTGCCGGAGAACGTCGAATACGCCATCGGCTGGCCGGCCAAGCGCGTCCTGACCCCCGCCGACATGCAGGCCCTGGCCGTGGCCGTGGCCCAGATGCGCGCCGGCGGCTGGTCGGACGCGGCCGTCTGGGCGCTCGTCGAGCGCTATCTGCCGGAGGACGTGACATTGGAGACGCTGTTCAGCGGCCCGCCCGTCGCGCCGCCGGCCGCCCCGGACAATGAAGCCGACGAGGAGGACGCGGACGACGACGAGGGGGACGACGACGGCGTAGATGACGCCACGACCGAGGCGACCGTGCCGGCGCGGCTGTATGCCGAGACGATGGGCGCGGTCAACCGGCTCGTCGGCCGTCTGGACATGGTGATGTGGGAGGACGACGATGGCGCTTAGCCTGGCGCTGCCCACCGTCACGCAGGCCACCCACCCGACCCGCGCCGCGCGGGTGCGCCGGGCGCTGCGACTCTTTGTCGAAGAGACGGCCGCGCCGCGCCGCGCGGCGGCCGTGGACGCGCTGGAGCGCGAGACGGCCGGGCGCGTGGCCAAGTGGTTCGTCTTTCAGGGCCAGGTCGCGGTGCGCGTGCTGGGGGCGGAGATGGGGCCGCGACTGGACGCCTCCGCCCGGCGCGAGAGCCGTCTGCGCGAGGACATCTCCTGGGAGGAGTGGGACTACCTCTTGAACGGCGTGTTCATGGGCAACCACCCCGGCGGGATGCTGGCCCTGCGCGACATCATCAGCGACGGCCGCGCGACCGCCTACGCGCGCGGGGCGGAAGAGACGCTGGCCGGGACGGGGCTGGGGGTGCGCTTCGCCGTGGGTAGCCCCGCGGCCGTGGCCCACGCCCGCGCCGTCGCCGCCGCCCAGGTAACGCGCATCAACGACACCACCCGTGACCAGTTGCGGACGCTCATCACCCAGGCGGTCGAGAACGGCTGGTCGTGGAACCGCACGGCCGAGGCCATCACCGAGCGCTACAAGGACTTCGCCGGCGCGCCCCTCTTCCCGTCGCGCACCTTCCGCAGCCGGGCGGAGATGGTCGCCGCTTACGAGATTGGCGACGCCTACGAGGCCGGAAGCGAGGCCCAGGCGCTGGCGCTGGCGGCCGAGGGCGTGACGATGGAGAAGTCGTGGCTCGACGCCGGGGACGCGCGGGTGCGTCCGGCCCACCGGGCCAACGCCGCCGCGGGCTGGATTCCCCTGGACGCCACTTTCCCCGACGGGTCGCGGCGCTCGCCGACCGACGCCGGTTGCCGCTGCGCCGTCGCCTACCGCGCGCGCGAGGCCGTCCCCGGCGACGACGCGACCGGCGCGGGCGGCCCGGATGCGGCGGCCGTGGCCCTGGCCCCCATTGATTCGTTGTCGATGCGACCGGAGTACATCGGCCGCGGTGTGGCCGAGTCGGTCTTCCAATCCGACGCCTCGGAACGGGCGCGGCAACGGGCGATGAAGCTGTCGGCCCGCTGGGACCGCTACACGCGGCTGGGGGACGCGGCGCTCGATCTGGACTTGCAGATCGCGCTGGCCATTGAGGGCAAACAGCCGGAAGAGCGGATCGTGGCGCTGGAGAAGCAGTTGAAGCGGACGGCAATTTTGCGGCGCAAGGCGTATGACCACTACCACGCCGGGGCGCGCGCGGCGCTGGCCCTGCCGGAGGCGCGACGTTCGACCTTCACCGCCACCGTGACCCTCGCCGGTCGCTCACAGACGGCCGCGCGCGAGGTGCTGGACGAGGTGCGGCAGATGGTGTCGGCCACGACGCTGCCCGGCGACGTGCGCGTGCGCGTGGCCAGGACGCTGGACAGTGAACGCGCCTACGCCACCGGCAGCAACGTCTTCCTGACCGGCAGCCCCTATGAACACATGGGGTCGTCCCTGTTCCACGAGATGGGGCACGTCATCGAGGACAACAACGAGATGGTGTCGGAACTGGCCTGGGCCTTCCACCGCCGCCGCACGCGCGGCGAATCGCCGGTGGCCCTCAACGAACTGGCCGAGTACCCCACCTACGACGCGGCCGAGTTGACCTGGCGGGACGAATTCATCGACCCCTACATGGGCAAGGTCTACACGACCGGCGCGACGGAGATCGTCTCGACCGGCCTCCAGTACATGCGCCACAGCCCGGAGGATTTGGCCGCGCGCGACCCGGACTACTTCCATTTCATGTACCACCTGCTGCGCGGCGATCTGGACTATCTGGCCGAGAGGATGAGCCAGTGAGCGCCGACATCTACCTGAACGGCCGCCGGGCCACCGTCGAGCACGGCGTCTGGTCGGTCGAGGGCGACGACGCGGCGGCGCGGGCCTGGACGCGACTGCTGGGCGACATGACCCCGCCGGCGGGCGTTTCGCCCACGGTGGGGCGGCCGGACGTGTGGCTGGCCCGCCGGGCGGTCGATTGGCTGGGCCGCGCGGGCCAGCGGGCGGCGCTGGTTTACGTCAGCGCCGAACAGTACGAGCCGGGGAGGGTCTACTGATGGGTGACGTCAGCTTCACCTGGGACAAGTCGCCGGCCGACATCGGCCGCGCCGTCGAGCGCTTCAGCCACCTGGCGGGGACGCGCGTCGAGCAGGCGGCGCGGGCCGAGGCGGCCTCGTCGGCGGCCGACATGAAGCGCGAGCGGCCGTGGCGGGACATCACCGGCAACGCCCGGCGCGGTCTGCGCGGTGAGGTCGAGACGAGCGGCTGGCGCATCTCGCTCTACCTCATCCACTCGGCCGAGTACGGGCGCAATCTTGAACTGGGCCACGCCGGGCGCTACGCGGTCATCGTGCCGACGCTGCACGGCAAGACCATCCCGCGCCTGCGGCGACGGCTCCAGGGGGTGATGAAGTGACGCCGACGGCCGCCGTTCACGCCGTTCTGTCGGCCGACGCGACGCTGGTCGCGCTTCTGCCGGGCGGGGTGTGGTCGGGTCTGCCGGAGATAACCCGGCAACTCGCGCCGGGGGCGTTTGACGCCAACGGCGAGTTACAGACCTGCGCCCTGGTCAAGTCGGACGGGGAGCGTGACGCCGGGCCGCGTCGCATCGCCGGGGCGCAACTGGTCAACGTGTGGGTCTACGACCGCGCGAGCGACGGGCGGGTCGAGGAAGTGCTGACCCGCGTTCACGAACTGCTGCACCGGCGGCCGCTGGGCAACCAGATGTGGGAGGCGTCGCGCTTCGCTGCCACCTGGGGCTGGCGCGAAGAGGCGCTCTCGGCGCGCGGCGGGGTCGGCCGCTATGAGGTTCACGTCTACCGGGGGTAGCGGTTTACCCGGTGCGGTTGAAATTCGTCCCACTGGGACAAGGGAGTGAGAGATGGCACGACAGACAAAGACGGTTGAGAAGACAGTCAACACCGGGCTTGTCGCTACCTACGCCGCGGCCCACGCCGACGGCCATGCGGCCACGTGGCACCGGGACATGGTCTACCACGTGAAGCAGGGGGTCGGCGCGCGGGTGGCGACCATCGCCGTGGGCAAGACCTTCGAGGGGCGGGCCATTACCGCCCTGACGGTCAACATCGCCCAGAACACGGAAGTGTTTATCGGCCCGTTCCACCCGGACTACGTGCAGGCCGACGGCACGGTGTGGATCACCTTCGACGCCACGACCAACACCACGCTGGCGGCGCTGCGGACGGGGGTGGCCTGATGAACGAGACGGTCAAGATCGCCATGCGGCCGGGGATGTACCGGCGCGTGCTGGGCGAGTACGTGTGGGCAGAGGCCAACGGCTTCAAGGCGGACGTGGACATCCCCACGGCGGCCGAACTGCTGACCTATCCCGGCGGCGGTTACTGGCTGGGCGAACGGCCGCGGCCGGCGGCGCTCAAGGCGCTGGCCGAGGCCATGAACATCGACCCCAGGAACCTGGTGCTGCCGGCCGAGGAGAAGGCGGCCGAGCGCACGCTCGACCAGGTGACGGGCGGCAAGTGGGCCATGCAGCTGTCGGAGCATGGCATCCGGCGGCCGGAGCAGCTGGCGGCGCTGGACGCGGCCGGACAAGAACAGCTGGCCACGGTGTCGGGCGCAAGCCTTGACGAGGTGCGGGCCTGGGTGCAGCAGGCCAAACAGGAGTAGTGGGACTTTAGCCCGCAGGGGCTTCAGCCACAAGGGGTAAAGCCCCAAGGGGAGCAAGAGATGGCAAACAAGACCTATGGCAAGTTCACCCGCGGCCTGCGTGATATCAAGATCACCAACGCCGCGGGCACGGTGCAGGAAGACCTGGACGCGGCGGTGACGTTCACCTTCAAGCCGACCGTTTCGACGGCCGTCCTGCGCGGCGATGACGTGGAAAAGGTGCGCTACACCTCGGTTTCCGGTGGTGAAGGCACGCTGTCGGCCGGCGGTTACTCGTCGGCCGCCCTGGCGATCATGCTGGGCGTCACCCTGACGGTGGCCGGTTCTTCGCCCAATGAGACGACGACGATGGACATCCCGGAAGGGCTGGTCTTGCCGTCGTTCAAGATTTACGGCATGGCCTACGACAAGAGCGGTGGGGCCAAGCAGGTGCTTCTGGGCAACTGCACCCTGACCGAGCTGCCGGAAATCTCCTTCCAGGACGAGGAGTTCTACGTCACCAACCTCAACGTGGGGGTGTCGGCCGATTCCAACGGCCGCATCGCCCGCTACATCCAGCAGGAGACGGCCGCGGCGCTGCCGACGAGCTAGGCCGCTGAACCGGGCCAGGGGAGGGGGCGGACGGCCGCCCTCTCCCCACCGGACGCGAGGGAGAACACATGAGCAAGCGCAGCACGAGCAAGTATCTGGCCCAGTGGCAGGCGCGCCGCGCGCCGCGCACGCTGGAGTTGAGCGACGGCCTGATGGTCGATCTCCGGCCGGTGGACATCACGACCCTGATGTTCAGCGGCTCCATCCCCATGCCGCTGATGCGCGAGGTGATGGAGATGAAGCCGGCGGCCGACGGGGAGTACGACCCCAACGACGTGGCCGTGATGATGCCGCTCATCGACGCGGTGGTGCTGGCGACCGTCATCGACCCGCCGCTTTCGCCCGATGGGGCCGAGGGGACGCTACCGCTGGATGCGATCTGGTTCGTGGACAAGATGTCCATCTACCGGGAGGTGAGCAAACCGGCAACGGCGCTCCAGCCTTTTCGTCAACAACCGGACGGAGATGAGGCTCCTGTATCTGGTGGCTAAGACCTTCGGCGGGCGGCCGAGCGACTACGTCGGCGTGCGCGACAAGTGGGCCGCCTACCAACTGGACGCGGCCGTGCTGATGGCGTCGCTGGGCGATGAGGACGAGGACGGGGCCGGGCCGGTCAGCTCTAACTGGGACGATATAGCAGGGTAGCAGAGTAGCGAACGGGAGCCGTAACGGATGACCTCAATCTCGCTCGGCAGCGCGTCGGCAAAAGTCGATCTGGACGTCAGTGGCCTCCGGCGGGGTGTCACCGAAGCCCAGAAGGCTTTAGGCACGCTCCAGAACACGGCCAAGATGGCCTTCGGCGCGGTGGGGCTGGGGGCGGGGGCCGGGTTCGCCCTGGCCGTTAAGTCGGCCGTGGACATGAACGCCACGCTGGAGACCACGCGCCTCCAGTTCGAGACGCTCATGGGGTCGGCCGATGAGGCGCGCGAACACGTCGCGGACTTGTTCGACTTCGCCAAGCGCACCCCTTTTGAGACAGGGCCGATCATCCAGGCGTCGCGGCAGATGCGGGTCTTCGGCGGTGACGCCCTGGACACCGAAGAGAACCTGACGCGCGTCGGCGACACGGCCGCGGCCATCGGCGCGCCGATTGAGGACATCTCCTTCTGGGTCGGCCGGGCCTACGCCGCCATTCAGGGCGGGCAGCCGTTCGGCGAGGCGGCCCAGAACCTCATGCAGCTGGGCGCGGTCAGCCCCCAGGTCGTGGCCGAGATGAACCGCCTGCGCGACGCGGGCGCGTCGGCCGACGAGATTTTCGCCGTCTTCCAGACCCACATGGACGGCTTCTCCGGGGCGATGGAGAAGCAGTCGCGCACCTGGTCGGGCCTGATGGCCACCATCTCCGACTCGGTGAAGATGGCCCTGGCCGACGCGCTGCTACCCTTCTTCGAGGGGGCCAAGTCCGGGCTGGAGCAGATCGTCGCCATTCTGGACGACCCGGACACGCAAGCCGCGATTGCCGACTTCGCCGCGCGGCTATCGGAGATGATGGCCGTCATCATCCCCCTGGCGATTGAGCATGGCCCGGCGCTCGTCAAGGTCATGGGGGCGCTGATGGCCGTCCTGGGCGCGGTCACGGTCGTCAACAAGGCCGTCAAGGGCTACCTGGCCCTGAAGGCGGTCATTTCGGGCGTGGCGGCCTTCTTCGGCCTGACGGCCACGGCCGGCACGGCCGCCGCCGCGGGCACGGCCGCCGCCGGAGCCGCGGCCACCGGGGCCACGGCCGCCGTGGGCGGTCTGAGCGGCGTGCTGGCGGCCCTGACCGGCCCCATCGGCCTGGTCATCGCCGCCGTGGGCCTGCTGGCGGTGGCCTGGAACAAGAACTGGTTCGGCATCCGCGACCGGACGGCCGAGGCCGTAGCCAAGGTGCGGGAGATCATCGACAGGGGGATGGCCCTGCTGCGCGGCCTGTGGGACAAGCACGGCGCGGGGATTCTGGCCGCCTGGCAGAAGATTTGGGCGGCCGTCACCCTCTACTTCCGCACGACCTGGGAGAACATCCAGTCGATCTTCAAGATTTTCGCCGCCATCTTCCGGGGGGATTGGGAAGAGGTCGGCCGCCAGGTGCGCCAGATTTGGGAGCGCACACTCCACATGCTGGTGACGGTCTTTACCAACCTGTGGGACGCGCTACGCCCGGCGCTGGCCTCGCTGGCGGCCAAGATCGTCGCCTGGTGGCTCGGCATTGACTGGGGCGACCTGGGACGCAAGGCGGCGCGGGGCATTGCCGAGGGGCTGGCCTCAAGCGACTTCGAGCGCGGCTTCGGCGGGTATGAGTCGGGGCAGCGGGTGCGCGAGGCGTTCCTGTCCGGCTGGCGTGACGCGGCCGAGGATGACAGCTGGGCCGATTGGGCGGCCAAGGAGGCCGAACAGGTCGCCGAGCGACAGGCCGCCGCCATCCAGCAGGGGGCGGAGACGGCCGATAGGGCCATGCTGGCCTACGCCGAAGGTTACGGCGAGGTGACCCAGGCGGCGGGGTTGACCGTGTCCCAACTGGCCCGCGTTCGCTCGGAGATAGGCCAGACCGGCGACGGCATGAAGCTGGCGGCCGACCGGTCGGACAAGTTCGCCGCGGGCATGGACTCGCTGACGGCCGCCGCGACGCGCAACAAGACGGCCATTGATGAGGCCGCCGCCGCCGCCCAGCGGTACGCCGCCGCCTTTGCCGGGGTGCAGGCCGACTACGTGACCGAGCGGCCCAAAGCCGAAGACCCCCTCGTAACCCCGGAGCGCACCGTCACGGTGACGACGCAAATCAGCGGGCCGACCGAGGAGCAGCGGGCGCTGGCCGAACGGTACACGGCCGAGTTGGACAAGCTACGCGAGAGCTACGTTGAGCTGACCAGCGGCGTCGGCACGTTCGGCATGGAGCAGGAGAAGCTCGACGAGAAGATCGCCGAGACGGCCGGGGAGATCGCCCACTACGAAGGGCTGCTGGCCGGACTGCCGGCGGCGGTCAATGAGGTATCGACTAGCCAGCAGGGGCTTAAGGTCAACGTAGACGCGGTGCATCAGGGCATCTACGACCAGCTGGTGCAGATGAACGCCGCGCCGGAGGTCATTACCGCCTACGCCGTAGCCACGGGCATCATGACCACGGCCCAGGCCGAGGCCGCTCTACAGGCGGCGGCGGTCAAGGTCAAGATCGAGGAGCTGGGCACCAAGATCGCCGAGGGCATGCCCATCGACAAGGCCCTGGCCGACCTCGACGCCTTTATCTCCAAGATCGAGGGGGGCGCGGTTCCGGCGGCCCAGACGATGGCCAACGACGTGCCCCTGGCGCTGGCTCCCATGTCGGAGGAGATGTCCACCCAGGCCACGGCCGCCGGTGAGGCCGTGCCGGACAACATCGCCGGCGGCATTACCGACAACCTGGAGACGGCGACAGAGGCAGCGACAGAGGCGGCCGACGCCGTGACCCAGGCCGTGCGCGACGCCCACGGCATCGAAGGGGAGTCGTCTTCGGTCTTCGCCGACATCGGCGCGCAGGACATCACCGGCCTCATCGAAGGCGCCGAAGGGCTGGAGGGCGACGCGGTGGACACGATGGAGGGCATCGGCCAGTCCACGGTCGACGCCTGGGACCCGACCATCAGCGCGGCCGAGGGCATCGGCGTGGCCATCATGGACGGCATCATCGCCGGGATCGAATCGCGGCGCGGGGCGCTGAATTCCACAATGGAATCCGTGTCAGCCGAGGCCATCCGCGTAACCGAAGGGGCCAACGAGATCGCCTCTCCCTCGCGGCTGTATATGAACATCGGCCAGGAGATCATCGCCGGTATCGTGGCCGGGCTGGACGCCGAGCAGGACACCCTCTACGGCAAGCTGACCGACATAGCCAACACCCTCTACGGCATCGGCAACCGCGTCTTCGGGCTGCAAGCCGACGCCCTGGGGGCCGACATCGACGCGACCACCGACCGGATGACGGCCGCCTTCGACGCGTTGCGGCAGACGTTCGGCGACACGGTGGTGGACAACCTGCTGAACATGTCGGAGAGCAACCGGGCCTTCTTCGTCGCCTGGCTGCGCGGGTCGTCGGCTTACCAGAACAACGTCGAGGTGCAGCGGAATCTGGACGAGGTCATCCGGCTGGCGAACGAGCGCAACGCGCTGGAGCAGGAGTACATCCGGCAACAGGATGAGCTGGCGGCGCTGGAAGCGGAGCGGTCGCGGCTCGACTTCCTCCAGACGCAGGTCGAGCTACTTGACCTCATCCGCGAGAACAACCTGGGCGCGGACATTCTCGACGGCCTGACGCTGGGGCTGGACGCCTCCATGACCGACATTCTGGCGGCCATGACCGAGGCCACGCGGCAACTGGTGGAGCGGGCCAACGACGAACTTGAGATCGCCTCGCCGTCGGCCGTCTTCCGGCGCATCGGCGAGCGGGTGATGGAAGGGCTGGCCGGTGGCTTGTCCCAGACCCGCGACGTGCAGGCGCAGATCGCCGAGACGACGCGGCACATGACCGCGCTGGGCCTGGCCGACACGCGGGCGCTGGAAGGGCGCTTGCAGGCCGGGCTGAACCGGACGATCCGGGTCGAGGCGCAGGGGTTGAACCCCACACAGCACGTCGCCATCTACGGCGGCTACAACGTCGAGGTGCAGGGGCGGCCGACCACCGACCCGCTGCGCGATCTGTGGCAGGCCAATCTGCCTTATCAGCGGGGGTAAGGGATGTCGCATACGACGAAGGTCATCTCCATCGGGCAATTGAATGTGGCGGCGGGCGGCTACTCGGCGACGCTGGACAGATCGTTCCGGCAACCGGAATCGACCGTCTCGCGGGTGGCGCGAGACACCGACGCGCCCATCGTCACCAACGTCGCCCTGGGGCTGCACGCGCTCTACCTTGAGGTGCTGGTGTTGAGCGCCGGGGTGCCGGCCGATGACGTGGACGCCCGGCGGCGGGCGCTCCTGCGCGAGTTGGATACGACGCGCGGGCCGGTGACGCTGGTTGTCGAGAACGCCACGGGCACACCCCGGACGCGCTACATGCAGTGCATCGTCCGCGCCATCGACCCGAGAGAAGGGCAGGGCGGCGTGGGGTTTACCGTCGCGCTGGAGGCGTATGACCAGGTGCGCTGGCAATCCACGTCCGAGACGATTGAGACGTGGACGATGAGCGAATCCGGCACGCACACCGTCACCGTGGCCGGGGATTTGGACGTGTATCCGGTCTACACCCTGACGCCCGTTGACGGCAAGACCGCGCCCAACTGGCCTTACCAGCGTCGGGTGTTCGTGGAGTGGCGCTCGCCCTATGGCGGGGCGCATCCCATCGACGTGACCGGCGGCGGACTGGACACCAATACCCTGCTGGCGAATGGGCAGATCAACGACGAAACCAACATCGCCGTCATGATGAACGGCCGCATTCACCGCCACTGGACGCCGGGCGGCAACACGACCTACCCCGACGCCTTCGGCACGACCCAGACGCGCATCTGGATCAACATGGAGTTCCAGCCGGCCGTCTACCCGGTCTTGGCTCAGTACGTCAGCGCCACGGCCACGGCCTGGCCGGTGTGGGACGACGAGGGGCTGCCGCCTTCGGGCACGCTCCAGGTCGGGGCGGAGATTGTGACCTACGCCAGCCGCGCCCCCGGCTTTCTCTATGGGGTCAAGCGCGGGCGGTGGGGCACGGCGGCCGAGGCCCACAACGGTTTCTCCAACATTACCCACTACCAGGGCGTCGGCTGGATTCTCTACGGGCCGACGGCCGTCACGCCGGAGGGGATGAAGGACAGCGCCTACCACGCCGCCCAGCCGCCGATGTTCCTCAACTACGGTTCCAGTAACGCGGTGTGGTTCTACGACGAGTTCGCCGCGCCGGGGCGGGCCGGAAGCTGGGTGTTCAACTCCTTCCTCAACAACATCGGCTACGTCACGAAATCGTCCACGACCGGGACGTTCGATTCCACCTGGACGTATCCGTGGCAGGCGTTGGGGCTAAAGGCGGGCTGGACTTCGCTCTCGGTCTTCGCCCTGCGGCTGGCCGTGCCGGTCAAGTCGCTGCGGGTGCAGGGGCGGCGCGTCGTGCGCGGGTCGCCGCTGACCTCACCCAACTCACCGCTTCTGTCGGCGCTATCCGACGACCAGCAGCAGCGGCGGCCCATCTGGCGGGCGACGGAAGGGGCGACGACAACGCCGGCCTGGTTCGATGAGGCGTCGGGCGACATTCGCCCGGCCGCCTTCGACCCCAACCCGGCCGACTATAACCGGCTGTGGTGGGCGGTCAACCACGCCAACCACTTGCAGGCCGACATCCAGCAGATGTGGATCACCCTCGACGACAACTACACGCCCATCGTCACCGTCGGTGCGCAGCAGACGGACTACGACCTCGACGTGACGCTGACCAACCAGACGACGGGGGAGAGCCTGGCGGTGCAGTTCCCCAACCTGGTGGAGGGGGAGAGCCTGGTGATTGACAGCCAATGGCAGACGGTGACCTACACGCTCGACGGCTCCAACCAGTACCACGCCGTGCAGCGGGACGCGGCGCGGCCGAAGTTCCTGCGCCTCGCGCCGGGGGCCAACGAGCTACAGGTGACGGAAACGGGCATGGGCGAGTTGGAGATCAGCGTCGCCTACCGGGCGCGGTGGTACGCCTAAAGGAGCGCCATGACGACATTCACGGCAACGGTGGCCGCTTCGGCCGACGACGCGCAGGAAAGCGACCACGTAAACACCATCAACGGGACGACGCTCAACGCCAACTTTGCGCACCAGATTATCGGGTTGCGCTTCACCGGCGTGACCGTGCCGCCCGGCTCGACCATCAACAGCGCCAAGCTGACGCTCAACCTGCCTAACGCCACCTACGACGACCCGGACGTGACGATTCGCGGGGCGGGTGAGGCCAACCCGGCGGCCTTCACGACCGACACCGACCACCTGTCCGGCCGCCTGAAGACGGGCGCGGCCGTGACGTGGACGGCGACGGCCATCGGTACGGGGGCGCGGGACACGCCCGACCTCAAGACGCTGGTCGAGGAGACGATTGCCATTTCCGGCTGGGCGTCGGGCAACGCGATGGCCTTCTACATCACCGGGTCGGCCGCCAGCCTGCTTCGCATCTACAGCTATGACAACGGCAGCGGCGCGCCGCAACTGACCATCGACTACACCGCGCCGGCGGGCGGGGCCGGGTCGAAGGTTCGCCGCGGCCGTCTGTCTACGAAAGTTGGAGGACTGCTATGCAGTATTTAGGCGATTTTGCCGCTTCGGCCACCGTCGATTTCATGTGGTCATCGAACGGCGCGGACGGCGCATCCATCACCCGCGACACGAACGGAACCATCTCGGTCTACAAGGGCAACTCCACGACGCAGACGACGACCGGGGTGACGGATACGGAGGACTTCGATTCCCTGACCGGCGTCCACCACTGCCGCATCGCCACGACCGACGCCTTCTACGCCACGGGCAACAACTACATGGTGGTGCTGTCGGGCGCGACCATCGACGGCAAGACGGTCAACGCGGTGCTGGCTCATTTTTCCATTCAGAACCGCTACGCCCCCACGCCGCCGACGGCCGCGGCCATCTCCGACCAGGTGTGGGACGAGGCTAGAAGCGAGCACGTGACGCCCGGCAGCTTCGGTGAGGGGGTGGTGGTCAACAGCATTGCCGACAACGCCATTGACGCCGGGGCGCTGGCGACTAGCGCCATTGATGAGCTTGTGGATGGGGTGTGGGACGAGGCTCTGAGCGGCCACGCCACGACCGGGTCGGCGGGCGAGGCGCTCTCCGACGCGGGCACGGGCGGCGGCGGTGGAGCGACGGCGGACGAAATTGCCGACGCGGTATGGGATGAGGTTGTCTGGCTTGACCATCACCTGCCCAACTCGGCGGGACTGTGGCTGACCTACGCCAAACAGGGGACGTACCTCTATAGCTCGGCCACGGCGGCCGAGAACCTGAAGAAGGTTGTCGATGGGACGGGCTTAGCCATGCCCAACGTCTCTATCGGCGCGGTCGGCGCGGTGACGGGCACGGTCAACGCCAACATGGTCAACCTGGGTTCGTCTCCGGCCACGTTCGACAAGCTGGTGGCGCTGGCCAAGGCGGCCGTCATCGGCATCGTCAACACCGGCACGAACACGACCACGGTTGTAACCGGGCTGGGGCTGTCGGCGGTCAACGGGTTCTACGTGGGCAAGACGTTCGTCGCCACGAGTGGGGCGAACGCCGGCCAGGGCGGCAAGCTGGTGACGGCCTACGACGGGGCGACCAAGCGACTGACAATCGAGGCGCTGACCTCGGCTATGGCGGTCGGGGACACGTTCGTTTTGGTGGGCTAGGGCTATGGCGTATTCATCCGGCTTCTGGACGTATCGGCGGGGGACAGGGGGAGGCACGCCGCCTCCCCCGCCTCCCCCGCCGCCGCCCATCTTCATTGCCCCGCCGTCGTTGTCGCCTACGGCCTACATCCTGTACGTGGCGAACGCACGCGGCCAGGTCATCGGGGAGATGGCGGGGATGCTGGAGGCGGTCAGTTGGACAACCGACGGCTACGGCATGGCGACGCTCGTCCTGCCGCTGTCGGCGGCGCTGACCTACGGGCCGCTGCTGGAGTTCGGCAACCGGGTGGTGATCGAGTTCTCCAACGGCCTGCCGCCGTGGGGCGGGGTCATCGACGTGCCGCGCGAGACGACGTTGGGCCAACTGCGGGTGCAGATGTACGAGGCGGCCTACACGTTCAACTGGCGGCTGACGCAGCGCAACGCGCTCTACCTGGAGAGCGACGCCCGGCCGGCGGCGGCCGTGCTGGTTGACCTGGTGCGCTGGGCCGGGCTGGACGTGGCTATCTATGAGGCGGCCGGTCAGGGCGACGGCGCGGCGGTGGAGGTGGAGTTTCACTACGAGACGCTGAGCGCGGCGGCCGACAAGCTGCGCGGGCTGGACGGGGCGTTCCACTACTTCCTGCGCCCGCGGCCGTCGGGCGGGCGGCGCATTGACTTCGAGTTAGTCACCTTCCGCGACATGCTGACCGATGACAGTGACCGGGCCATCTTCATTCAGGGGCATAACCTGGTGGACTGGGCGGTTTTGGAGCAGGGGCCGATCTACAACGAAGTGTTGGTGGGCGTGGGGGACTTCCTGGGCGAGAGCGAGGCGGGCGAAACCGACGCCTACGCCGAACTGTACACGGCCACCGACGCGGCCTCGGTGCGGCGCTACGGGCTGCGGCAGCACATGGCGGCCCTGCCGGACGTGGCCGGCGAGAGCGGGCCGGGGCGGGCCGGGGCGCACGCGCGGGCGCAACTGGCGGCGACCTCCAAGCCGCGGCTGCGGGTGCGCGGGGCGTCTTTGAACCTGCCGCCGGGATTGTATCGGGACTTCGGCATCGGGTCGCGGGTGCGGATCGACGCCTCCACGCCGATGGCAACAAGTGAGTACCTCACAGTTATTGGCATGGAGTTTCAGCCGAGCACGGGCACGCTGTCGCTCACGTTCGACGACGGCGGCAGCATCGAGGGGTAAAGGACATGGGAAGAGAGCAGTACTACCAGAACAACCCGCTGGCCGAACTGGCGGCGTTGAAGGCCCGAGTGGCAACGCTGGAGAAGGCGGTGCTGGCCGGGCGCGGCGGGGCCACGGCGGCGGCGGCGGCCGGGATGGCGGGCATCTCATCTGACACGCCGACGGCCGCCTTGCCGCCGGCGGGCGAGATTCCGCCGGTCTACTTCGTGGACTATGAGACGACGATCGCCTATCAGGGCGTGGTGCGAACGGTGGAGGGCAAGGTGCGGCTCTACTTGCAGCCGGTCGGCCGCGTGCGGGCGGCGGGGAGTTAGGGGGAGAGATGACGACTTACTACGTGCATAAGGGAGTGGGTTCGGACTCCAACAACGGGCTGAGTTGGGCCAATGCGTTTAGCTCGCTGACGAAGGCCAAGAACACGGCCGGCAACAACGACACGATCTACGTTCGCGCCGGGTCAACGCCTTACCAGGAACAACTCATTCTGAACAAGAACGGCCAGCGGTGGTTAGCCGATGACGGGCATCAGCCGATCATCGACGGCAAGTACCACGACCAACTGACTGACTTCAACCTCGTCAACAAGCCGCTGGGCACGTATGTCGTCCAGAAGGACAGCAAGGGATCGCAGCCTTCCCTCACTGGCATCGGTGGTGACGACAACGAGTTCGCCGGTTTCTTCATTCGGAACGGGGCGGGGAATGCCCTATCCATCACCGGCGCGAACAATCACGTTCACCACATGAAAATCGACTTCCATTATGGCGCGAACATTCTGATTAACCCCACAGGCGACCCGAATGACTGTCACGATAACGTCGTGGAGGACACTGAAACCTCTCGTGGCAGCATCATGATTTTTGCGCCCAAAGACCGAGAGGAGTGGGGCAAGAAAGAGGACGGTTCGCTTGCAGGCTACATTCAGGTCTGCAACGCCATGAAGAACTGCCATCACAACACCTTCCGCCGGATCATCTGCCACCACCAGAACGGCGAGGCGTTGGTATTGGGCAAGAACAGCGAGTACTGCGTCATCGAGTTGTGTACCGTGTGGAATAACTTCCACATGAATCTGTACATGAACAACACCCGCTCAAGCATTATGCGCTGGAACACCTCCTGGGTGTCCTGGAATGATGACTTCCTGCGCGGTGACAAGCCGGGCAAAGACCCCTGGCCGACGGAGTGCATCGTCATTGGCGACGAGAAGGAAGGCGGAACTTACTCGCGCTACAACCAGGTCTATGGCAACCTATTCGTAGGCGGCAAGGCGGTCATCGGACAGCGCAACGGCAGCAATTACGACACGGTTTTGCGCGACTTCTACTTCGGCTACAACACCTGTGTCGGCGGGGCGGGCGTCACCAAGAACATAAGCTCCTTCGGGCCGTCGGAACTGGGGGATAACCACACCAACGCCATTATCGAGAACAACATCCTCTACCACAGCGGGCCGTTTGAACTGAGCGGCCGATTCTTCCTCAGTAATACGGCTCCCAACGTCAGCGGGCGCGGAAACCTCGTATTTTGGGAGGGCCACTCCGATCTTAACGTGCCCGGCTTCATCGGCTCAGCTATCAAGGCCGATCCGAAGCTCGTCAATCCCAAAGCGCCCATCGTGGACTACGCCGGGAACGGCGACAACCCCAAGTTGGGCACGACGGGCAAGGGGCCGTTCGAGGGGAACAACTTCAACGCCAACAACTACAAGCTGACCGGCTCATCGCCGGCCATCGGCGCGGCGGCCGGCGGCTATCCGTTTGGTGGACATCCCGGCGTCCCGCTGGCCGCGCAACGGGACATTCTGGGCGCGACACGTTCCGACCCCGACATCGGCTGCTACGAATTCGGCGGCCAGGTGACCAACTCGGTCACGGCCGCCTTCAACGCCTCGCCCGCCGCGACCACGCTGGTCGAGGGTACGCAGGTGAACTTCACCGACGCCTCGTTCACGACCGGCTCGGCCTCCATCACCGGGCGGACGTGGACGGTGAAGAAGGCAGGGACGACCGTCCACACGGCCACCAGCCAGAACCTCGCCTACACCTTTGCCACCGACGGCAGCTACACGGTGCAACTGGCGGTGACGGCCTCCGGCGGTCTGTCGGATGACCACATTGTGACCTACACCATCACCAACGACGCGCCGGGTGTGACGGTGACGGCCGCCTTCAGCGCCGCGCCGCCGCAGACGACGGTCGAGCAGGGTACGGTGGTGACGTTCACCGACCAGTCCACCGTGCAGAACGGCACACTGGCCTCGCGGGCCTGGGCCGTCCTGGAGTTGCCGGGCGCGACGGTGCAGGTGGCATCGGGCACGGGCACGACCTTCACCCACACGTTTAACACGCCCGGCAGCTTCCGCGTGCGCCTGACGGCCGTGGCCGCGACCGGCCAGAGCGACACCGAGACGCGGGACTACACCGTCAACGCCGTGACCGCGCCGACGGTCAACGCCGCCTTTACCTCGTCCGACGGGGACGGGGTGATTAACGAAGGGGAGAGCATCACCTTCACCAACACCTCGACGGTGGCGAACACGACCATTTCGGGCTACCTGTGGACGGTGACGCGCTCAGGCGGCGCCCCGGCGACCTACACCAGTGCCAACGTCACGCACGTTTTCTCGCAGCCGGGCATTTACACGGTGACGCTGCGGGCCGACACGGCCGCGGGCATCTCCGACACCGAGACGATGACCGTGACCGTGCTGGGGCAGACCACGGCGGGCATGGACGCCATGATCGTCCCCCACTCGTTCGCCCTGGCGACTTCGACCGGCACGCAGACGGTGACGGCCGCGGCCCTGGGCACGAAGATTCCGAAGGGGGTTCACCTGAAGGTGGTCGGGGCGACCGTGGCGGGCACGGCGGCGGCCGGGGCGCTGCTGAGTGAGGGCGCGGCCGACGGGCAGGCGCAGTGGGTACACTGCCGGTTTTCGTCCGACAATGAGGCAGTCCAGACGGCCGCCTGGCGGCGCTTCTCCACAGCGAAGATCGCCATGACCATTGACGCCACCGGGGCCAAGACAGGCGAGGCGGCGTTCGTGAAGTTCGTGCCCGGCGGCATGGAGTTGAACGTCACCGACGCCTTCCCGGCGGGCTACCTGGCTGAGGCGGTGTTCTACGCCGGGGATGCAATGGAGTTCTGGGCCGGGACGATTCCCAGCATCGGCGCGGCCGGCCATACGCGCACGGTGACGACCGGCATCGACCAGGAGGCGGTTTACCTGTGCTCCACCTGGGCGGCGGTCGAGGACGTAGCCGAGGCCCACGCCGACATCTCGCGCGGCTGGGCGGTACGCAACACGACGCAGTACCACATCCGCAACCGCGACACCTCCGGCGCGGCCGAAGGGACGCTTATCTCGCGGCTGCAACCGCGCATCGCCTCGTCGGGCGACGGCACGCCGGGCTACTGCTCGATTGAGGCGGTAGCGTTCACCGCCGCCGGGTCGTTCGGGTTGCTGCCCTACGCCTCGGCCATGAACCGGCCCTGCTCCATGTTCGCCTTCAAGGCGGGCGGGGCGGCCGTGTGGCTGGGCATGGTCGAGCTTGCGCCGGCCACGCCGCTGGCCGTGGCCCTGCCGTTCGAGGCCCAGACGGTGCAGGCGATCACCTCGTCCTACGGGCAGGTGACGGTTGACCCGGCCGGGCAGTTGGGCGGGACGGACGCGGAGGGCATCGGCTGGGCGACCCACTCGACCCACGGGCCGTATGCCTACTCCGGCAGTATCACCGGCGACCAGGGGGCAATACCGACCGACACCCACTCGCTGGCCGGGAGCGGCTTCCGGGCCGTGGCCGCGGGCGGCGGCGACCTGTTCAGCGGCACGCCGGCGCTGGACGCCGATTCGTTCGACGTGACCTGGACGACGGGGCCGACCGGGCGGCCGCGGCTCATCCTGCTGGCGGTGGAGGCGGGCGAGGAGGTGGTAGACCCCGGCGACGCGCCGACGGCCGACTTCACCGTGACGACCGAGGTAGACCCGGCCGGCGGGCGGCTGGTGGCCACCTTCGACGGCTCTATCTCCAATGGCAACGGCGAGACGATCACGGCCTGGGCGTGGGAGTTTGGCGACGGGACGACCTCGACCGGGCCGACAACGAGCCACCTGTACGAAGGGGCCGGGTCGTACACGGTGACGCTGACCGTGACAACGGCGGCGGGGACGGACAGCAAGTCGGTGACACTGGTCGTGCCGGCCGCGCCGCCGCTGCAAGCGCCTACCCTGGTGGGGCCGATTGACCCGGCGACGAGCGGCGGCGATACGCCGAACGAGATTGACGAAGAGACGGCCAGCCACACGCACGAGATTGCGGGCAAGTGGATGAAGTTCAAGCCGCTGACGGACGAGGAGTTCTGGGATTTCCAGTTCTCCGAACCCGACCCGGATCATGTGCTGCTGGCGTTCTGGAATGACAGGTTTGTGGTCAAGCGGCTGGATGGTGTCATCCGCCACCTCTATCCGACGACGCTGCCGCCGCCGGGATCGGAGGGGGAGTAGATGGGCATTGTGGCGGCGTTCCTGACGGCCGCGGGCGAGCGATACTCGCCCATGCTGGTGGGGCTGTGGCTGGCCCTGGGCGGTTTGTCGTTTCTGGCCCGGCACTGGGCGCAGACGCGCCACGGCCGCATCCGCGAGTATGGCGCCGCGGCCGTGGGGCTGGCCGCGGCCTTCGGCGGGCTGGCCCTGTTCTACGCCATACTGTATCTGGCGGACATGCCCTATCCGGCGCGGCAGGGCGCGGGGCGCATCCTGCTGACGCTGCTGGCCGGGGCGGCCGTCGGTTTCAATTGGGGCGGCGTGGTCGCCGCGGGGCGAGACCTGCGCGACGCAATCACGAGGCGCGTATGAGTCCTGAACTGGCGCTGACCGCGCTGCTGCTGGCGGCCGTGGCGGTCATCGTTCTGCACTCGGCCTGGCGCGGGCGGCGGTCATCGACCATCTTCACCCAGATGGATCACCTGACCGACCAACTGGAAGAGCTGACCCTGCGCGTCGTCGGGCTGGAGTTGAACCTGTCCGGCTACCGCGTGTGGTCGGCGCAGCTGCGCGGCCAGGTCGTGGAGCTGGGTGGGACGCCCATCCCGCCGCCGCCGTGGCTGGTCGTGACCGGGCCGGCGGCGGCCGACGGCGGGACGGATAACCCGCTGGTCGCCATCTACCACCGGATCGGCGACCACTTCTCGGTAGAGGAGATCGACAACCTGGCGCGGGACATCGGCCTGGACGCCGAGGAGCTGGGCGGTGAATCGAAGTCGGCCCGCGCCCGGCATCTGGTGGAGAGCGCCTACCGGAGCCACCTGTTGCCCGATCTGTTGCGCGTGGCGCAGCAGCGGCGGGCGACGGCCGACTGGCCGTCGCTGGCTTCGGTCAAGGCGTATCAGTCATCTATTGGTAAGAGCAAGAAGTGAAAGGAGAGCTATGGAGAACAATCTGTTGACGATGGGCGCGGGTATGCTGTTGTCGCTGGCCTTCGGCTACCTGCCCGGGCTGCGCGGCTGGTATGAGCGCCAGGACAGCCAGCGCAAGGCGCTGGTCATGCTGGCGGCGCTGGCGGCGACGGTCGTGGTCATTCTGGTCGGGTCGTGCTACCTGCGCTACGCCTGGATTACCTGTGACGAGGCCGGGTGGAAGCTCCTGGCGTCGATGTTCCTGTACGCGCTGCTGGCCAACCAGGGCACGTACCAGATCACCAGGCATTTCAAGCAGGCGGCTTAACGCGCCCTGGGGTAGCGGGGTTCGGGTGAACGGACTGGGCGCGGAGTACTGGCACAACCCGGCGGCCGTCGCGGTGGAGTACCGCGACGGCCGCCGCGAGACCGTACCCTTTACCTCACGGGTCGAGGCCGAGCAGTGGCTTGGGCTTCTGCCGTGGCGGCAGGGCGCGGGTGACGACGAGGTGGCCGACGTCGCGTCGGCCATGATGGTGGCCGTGGCCGTTCTCCGGCCGGAGGACGTGACGGCGGCCGTATCCTGGAACTAGCGATGAGTACTGGGTGGGAAGGCGCGTTTGGAAGCGGGCGGCCCGCCGGCGTAGTCCGGTCTGGGTAGCACGCGCCACGCCCGCGACGCACGTCGCGGCCGGCGGGTCGCCGCTTCGAGAGAGGAGAGATTTGACACCGGCAACGGACGAGACGCTGATGGTCCAGGCGCTCGATTTGTGGCAGCGCAGCGGCGGTAAGTTCGACACCGTTTACCCCCTGTTTCCCGGCATGACGCCCACTTCGGTGCGGCGCAAGGTCTACGGCTTTCGCGACCGGCTGGCCCGCGAAGCCGACCCCAGGTATCTACCCCCGGCGGCCGTGCCCATCATCGAAGGGGCGCTGGATCAACTGGAGACGATTGACGAAGAGGCCGTCTGGCGACGGGCGGTGGAGCTAAGCCGCAAACGGCTGGCGGCGCGGACGCGCGAAGGGCGGCTGGTGTTCGACTACGGCGCGGTGGGGCTGGCCTTCCTAGCCGACCTGCACCTGGGCGGCGAGGGCGTGGACTACGAACGCATCGACCGGGAGATAGACCACATCCTGGCTACACCCGGCCTCTACATCGTCGCCGTGGGGGATTTGCTCGACAACTTCATCGTCGGCAAGCTCCTCAGCCTGCGGGTAGACCAGACGCCCTTCCGCATCTCCGAGGAGTGGGCGCTCGTGCGGCGGGTCTTGCGGCGCATCGCCCCGCGGCTGGTGGCCTCGGTGGCCGGCAACCACGACAACTGGACGGGACTGCTGGCGGGCGTGGACTACTTCCGCGAGGTCACGGAGCAGATCGTCGGCCGCCACATCCTCTACCATCCCCACGAACTGCGCTTCACGGTGCAGGTGGGCGAGGCGGCCGTGCCCTTCAAGGCCCGGCACAAGTGGCGCGGGGCCTCCATCTACAACCCCACCCACGCCACCGAACGGGAAGCCAAGTTCGACGGGTCGTACTACTGGCGGGTGGGCGTTGCGGCCCACACCCACGCCTCCGGCGTGGTGAGGGAGTTCAACAACCGCGGGCAGACGGCGCTGTCGTGCCTGTGCGGCAGCTATAAGGTCGATGACGACTACGCCGTCGCCTCCGGCTTCCCCGCGCCCAACGGGGCCACGGCCGTGGTCGTCGTGGTCGATGAGGACGGCGACTTCTGGGGCACGTCGAACCTGCGGGCGGCGGCCAAGTACCTGAGCGCCGTGCATCGTTAATTGGGCCGGGTTGCGTTGAGATTGGTTGAGATTATAATGAGCGACGGGTACTGTATTTCCAGCCGAGTGTAACGGATTGACAGAGAAAGACGTAGCGGATTGGGGCGGGGCGGTCGCGGCTGGGCCGCTCGCCCGCGTCGCGGTTGCAGCCGGTTGCCGGCCGCGGCCGTGGGGAACAGAAGCGACATGAAGATGCACATCGGATTCAAGTTCACGGCCGTCAACGCGGCCGACGGGTGGGGGGCGCGCTACCTCGACCCGCTCATCGCCGCGGGCGTCGCGCCGGTGGTGATGAGTATCGGCGCGGGCGGGCCGGTCTGGGAGGCCCAGGAGAAGATGAAAGCCGCCGGGTGGTCGCGCGAGAAGCGCCGGTCGGCCGGGCTGGTCTATCGCCACGCCGACTTCGACGTGCCGGAGTACGGCCTCGACCCGCGCGAGGCGGCCACGCGCCAGTGGGAGTACCACCGGCTGAAGTGGCCCAAGGAGCTCGACCGGGATGTCGTCTGGTTCGGCATCACCAACGAACCGGCCTTTGTGCTCTCACCGGAAGACCTGGAAATGGTCGGGCCGGGGCCGTACCGGAAGCTGGTGACGTGGAACGGCGGCATCTATTGGGACAACAGCGAGTGGCTGGCCGCCCACGCCCTGCGGCTGGCCGAGCACGCCGCGGCCGAGGGGGTGCGGCTGACGCTCTTCGGCTGGTCGCCGGGCACGCCGGAGCCGTGGCAGTGGGCCGGGCCGCGCATGACCGAGCTATTGAAGCTGCTGCGGGCCAACCCCGACACGCTGGCCCTGGACGTGCATGAGTACAGCCTGCGGGCCGACACCCTCGACGCGCCGGCGCTGGTCGGCCGCTGGCAGGCCATCCCACGGCCGTGGCCGACCCTGTTCGTGACCGAGTTCGGCTGGACGCTCAATGACGCGCCGGAGACGGTCGATGGCGTGGCGCAGATCGTCGCCGCCTACGGCCGCCTCTACGCCCGGCCGGAAGTGCGCGGGCTGGCCCTGTGGACACTGGGCAAGGAAGGCGCGGCCTGGGGCGATCTGGGCCGGAAGATGAACGGCTACCTGGGGCCGCTGGCCGAGGCCATCCTGACTATCGACGCGCCGCCTCTGGGTGGGGAGCCAACGCCACCCCCGACGCCCGCGCCGACCCCGGCCCCCACGCCCATTCCCGCGCCGACCCCGACGGCCGCCAACCTCCTGGTCAACGCCGGGTGGGAGGAGGGGCACTATCACCCCTCGGACGCCAACGGCTACCCCATCATGGCCCTGCAAGTGCCGACCGGGTGGCGCATCAACTGGCGCGAGACGAAGGAAGGCGCGTGGCCCAACCCGCTGTCGGAGTGGCCCTTCCTGCGGCCGGAGATGAACCGGCTGCCGGCGTCGAAGCTGGCCCCGGACGAGCAGATCGACGCGCCGCAAGCCCTCATCCTGGAGGGCGGGCATACGCTGAAGCTGTTCAAGGGGGGCGGGGCGATGAACGCCACGCTGATTACCCCGGTCGCGGCGGCCGACGCGCCGCGCCGCCTGCGGCTGGTCGTGCCGGTGTTTGCCGATCTGGTCAAGGGGTACACCTCCAAGCCGCAGCAGGCCAAGGTGTGGGCCAACGACCCCCAGCAGCGGGACGGGTTGTTCCGGGTGCGCGTGGGGGACAGGGCGGTGACGAGCGGCCGCCCGGAGTGGGCGGCTATCACCGCCGGTTCAACCGCCGGGGGCTGGCTGGCCCTCGTGCCCGGTCAGTGGAACCACGTCGTGGTGACGTTCGACGCCCCGGCCGCGGCCTTCGACCTGAAGCTGGACTTTATCCTGCCGTTCGCGTTGCCGCAGAACGGGGTGTTTCTGGACAGGCTGGAGCTGCGCGAGATAGCAGCCGCGCCGGCCCCGGAGCCGCCACCGGCCCCACCGCCCGCGCCGGAGCCGCCGCTCGTCCCGCCGGTGGTTGACGTCAGTCACCACCAGGGGGAGATCAGGTGGGACGTGCTGGCGACGCGCATCGGCGGGGTGGTCATCCGGCTGGGCGACGGGCTGGGCACGGACACTCAACTGCGGCGCAACGTGGCCGAGGCCAGGCGGCTGGACGTGCCCTTCCTGACCTACCACTACTGGCGGCCGTCGCTCGACCCGGTGCAGCAGGCCGAGAAGGTCGCCGCGCTGGTAACGGAATTGGGCGCGCCGCGGCTGGTGTGCGCCGACTTCGAGGAGCCGACCGGCGTGGGGCCGGACACGGCCGCGCGGGCGCGGGCCTATCTGGACAGGCTGGAAGCGCTCCTGGGCACGCCGCCCATCATCTACACCTCGCTCAACTACTGGCGCAACACGCTGCGCGCCCCGGCGTGGGGCAGCCGCCACCGGCTGTGGATCGCCGCCTGGACGAGCGCCGCGCGGCCCATTGTGCCCGCGCCCTGGACGGCGTGGACGCTGTGGCAGCACGAGGTGCGCGACATCCGCGCCGACCGCGCCGCCTGGGGCGTGCAGTCGGCGGCGCTGGACATCAACCGTTTCAGCGGCACGGCGGCCGAGTGGCGAGCGTTGTGCCGGCGGCCGGCGGCGGTCGAGCCGGGGCCGGAGGTGTGGCGCGTGGCCACGGTCGAAGCGCCGGAGTGGAACCCGACCTTCGCCCTGCACGCGGCGATTGTGGCCGACGGCTTTTCGCCCATCCCCGGCGAACGCGGGGTGATGATCAACGGCCGGCACTACCGCTACATGCGCGCCCTGCCGCCGGCGGCCAAGACCCCGCTGCGGGTCTACTGGTGCGAAGTGCCGCGCTACGACCAGGTGTTCGTCTGGGAAGACGGCCGTCCGGTGGTCGATACGCCGCCGCCGACCATCCCGCCGCCCGCGCCGCCGCCCCAGGCCGGGATCGACATGTCGGAGTACCTGTGGGGCGACGGCCGCGTCCACGTGCTGGCCTACCGCATCAACGGGCAGACCGGCCACCAGCGGCTGACGACGGCGCAGAAGGGCAATCGCTTCTACCAGGTCAAGGACGGCGAGTTCGAGGAGTTCTGGGCCGATGAGGCGGCCATCTACCGGGGTGTGGACACCTCCTACGGCAACGGCAAGTACTACGTGCAGCGGCGCGACAGCCTGACCTACGGCGCGCCGTGGTGCCCAAGACACTGGACGGTGGGCCAGACCTACGAGCGCAACCCGCTGGTGTCCTTCTACTATAAGGCCGACTGCCGCAAGGCGGCCGAGCCGAAGGAGGGCTACCACCGGACGTGGCTGAAGTTCGCCGCCCGGCACGCCACATGGACGAGCGAAGGCGGCGTAACCCTGCGCGACGTGGTCGAGCTGCACTGGCTGACCGCGCCCGGCGGCGCGCCGGCCGAGGTCTACTTCTACGCCCGTCGCACGGGCAGCCAACCCGGCGGGCTGGTGGCGTGGCGCTCCTCGTCGGGCAACGCCTCGTGGATCGTGCCGGGCGGCGAAGGGCAAGAGCCGCCGGCGATGGAAGTCATCCCCTGCCTGAAGCTGGGGTGATGAGAACGGCTACGTACCGGTAATCGCACCAGGCGCGCGGGAGGCGCGTCAGGGACTTGGACAGATGTCGAACAGGAGTAAGGAGCAAGGCGGCCGTGCGGGTGTGGGCTGCATTCTACTGGTGGGCCTGGTGCTCTTGGGGGCCGGGTGCTTCACCGCCTCGGTCGTGGTCAGCGGTCAGGCGGGCCTGCTGAGGGATGACCCGCAGGGCATGTTGTTGTTGGCCGGGCTGGCGATTCTGGGTGGCGTGGCGCTGGTAGCTGTCGCCATCCGCGGCCGTCGCTAGAGAGGAATGTATCGAGGTATTGGTCTGGAAAACACGTGAGCGGCCGTGTCTGGCCGCTCGTGTGTTGCTTAAACCGTATTCACCAGCCGTTAGGTCGGTCAATCCCGCACAGTGTACCGGTAACGCCGGTGGGCGTCAAGGGCCGGTCTACAGGCGGCCTACAAGGAGTGGAACAGGCTGTGGATAAGCATCTTTCGGTCAAGGAGTTTCGCAGCGCAGGCTACCATCAGGAGTTGAACCGCCAGTTCCTGCACCCGTTGGGGCTGGCACTGTTCGTCACGGTGGACGCGGACGGCGCGGAGACGTTCGGCCCCATCGTGGACAACCGCGACGACCCGGAAGGTATGGAATTCGCAAAGTTCGCCCTCGACTCGGATAAGGCCCTCCGGGTTGAAGACGAGCAGCAGCGCCGGGCGGCGATTCGGACGGCCGCGCTGGGGTACAACGTCCAGCCAATAACTCCGGTGTCTGCATCCAACAAGATCGCCGCCAAGTTGCTCAGGCTGCTTGCCGCAGTCGTTTATGGACTGGGAACGATGGCTATCATGCTAATCGGCTGGGCACAGATCATCAACCTCGTTGATCATCACACCGCCGGCGGACTCCTGTTCCTCTTCGCCGTTGCCCATGCGGTCGTGACTATCGACTTTGCCCTTACCAGGGTAGAAAGGCCCCGGCGTCACAACCGCCATAGAGGAGGAAGGGAACGTGGCAAATGAAGTGATACTGGCCGGAGAGACGGCTGACGACCAGGAGCTTTTTGACGAAGGGTACACGGCCGGCAGACGAGCCGCGTACAGCAACGTGCTGAGCTTGGCGTTCCGCGAGCTGGACATTGAAGACCCGAAGGGGCATGCGGCTCTGCTGCAAGCGGAGCTGATGGAAGCCCGGCTTAAGGCTAAGGAACTATGGGAGATCGTGATGGGCGAGGATGAGCCATATCCGGGCGACAGCACCTATCTCCCAGACGTACTCAACCGGATCGCTGACAAGGCGCCATACGACTACGACGGCGAGTAGACGGCCGTCGGCGATGGAGGCACGCATGGACATCTGGAGTGGACTGACATTTGGCGCGGCGCTGGGCGCGTGGTACGCGCTGGCCGATATGTGGGCGACGCGGCGCATCATCGGGGCCGAGCGGGCCTTCCACCAGGCGCTGGAGAACCTGGCCGCACCGAACGACACAGTTACCGCGCGTGTGTGCGACCGGGATGGGCGAGTCATCCGCCACATCTACTGGTCGCGGAAACAGGCGGCAACTATGTCGCCGCGCACCTATAGAGATCCGCGCATCTAGTGGCGTGATGAGTTACCGCACTTCTGCCCCATGCCCAGGGCGTCACGCTCGATATACCGATAGTGTTACTAATACAGTTTAATTTAAGTATAAATACCTACCTATATATAGGAAGCCATTATGAGTGACCCCCACCCCACCGGAGCGGCGTCCGGGCCGGCGGCCGACAATGGCAAGTTGGCCTGGCTGGGCGCGGCGATGAACGACACGCCCTCGGCCGCCGTCGCGGCCACGGCCGCGCTGTACGCGACCTTCTACAACGAACTGGTGACGCGCGGCGTGCCGGGCGACGTGGCCGGCTACCTGACGCGCGAGTTTATGTGCGCGACGTTGGCCGGTCAGCCGCGCGGAGGTTGCTCGTGAGCAACGATGCCTCCACCCCGGTCGAGCTACTGACCGTCTCGGAACTCATCAAGGTTCTAGAAGGGCTGCGTGCGTGGTACGGCGCGAACTCGCCGGTGGCTATCAGCGACGCCGACACCGGGATGCAGATGCCCATTATCGCCATCGAGCGCACGGCCGACGGCCACTTGCTGTTGATGGGCACGGGTTACGGCGACCCCAGTGATGGCGTCAAGGCCCCGAACGAGCCGACTGAATCGGTGTGGGTGCAGAACGGCTACCGCCGCGATAGCGACGGGTTCGCTGTGTACTGGAGTGTCAATGAGTAAAGAGCAGACCATCTCCACGGCCGCCCGCGCGGTCGAACTGTACGGCCGCTACCGCGCGGCGGTGACGGCCTTTCCCTATGACCCCATCGCCGCCGGCGAGGCGTTCCGCGCCTGGCTGGGGGCGATGGAAGCCCTCTCCGGCGCGGCGCGGGCGCAGGTCGGCCGCCGCATCGCCCGCGAGACGAGCGCCGACGCCGTGGCGCGGGCCGCCGCCGCCCTGCCCCTGGCCGCCCCCGACGCGGTGCGCTTCCTGACTCAGACGCGCATCCTGCTGGAAGAGGGCGCCGGACTGGAAGCGCTGCTGGCAGGCATGGCCGCGGTCGAGGCCGCGCCGGGCGAGGCGGCCGTCATCCGCGGCACGCACGGCGACGTCACCTTCGAGGCGCGGCGGCTGCCCGACGACGCCTACGCGGTGCGCGTCGAGGACGCCGACGGCCGCGTGACCATCACCCGCGTGGCGTCGCTGGAGGATGCCCGGTCGCTCCTGGGGCTGCGGGATGAGCTGGATTAGCCGGCCGCCACGGCGGCCGTTGCCGCAAGTGGCAGGGATTTGTAACTTATCGCCACGGATTGGCGCGGGATAGCTCCATCGGCTATACTGCGCTCATAAGTCCCAGCAAGTGGGCGTGGATTGGCGCTGATGGCCGGTTGCGAGTGCACGCGCGCACCGGCCGGAGTCGATCGCCCCGTAGCCGGCGGGTATCCGGTTTTCTTGCCCCTCCGTCGGCTTCGGCCGGCGGACGCGGGGGCCGTGGGGGTCACCCTTCGGCCCTCTGCTTTTTCTCCCTGCCCCACCCGGCGCTTGGCAGAGCCTATTGAATCCTGTCAGGTGGTATGGTATGATACGGGTTGGCGGCCGTATCTGTCCCATTGCGCGGCGGCCGCCCGGAGGCGAGGTGAAGGGAACGGCAAATCCCCAGGACGAGAAGGGTCGCCCGGTGCAAGCGTGGATGTCCTATGACCTGATGCGCGAGTTGGATGAGGCGGCCGAGGAGCTGGGCTGGTCTCGCTCGCAGATCATCGTCCGCGCCTCGAAGTACTATCTGGACGAGATTAAGCGACGACGCGAGCGGCGGGCGGCCGCCGCCCCGTTCCCCCCACCCCCCGCTCCCTAGTCCCCTATGGCCGGTGAATGGATTTCGGTCGCGGAAGCCGCCGAACTGAGCGGCTACCATCCCCAGCACGTGCGCGACCTGGTGCGCGACGGCCGCGTCAATGCCCGTCGCTTCGGCCGCCGCGCCTGGCAGGTCGAGCGGGCGTCGCTGGTGGCCTACATCGAGGCCATGCGGCAACGCGGTGAAAAACCCGGCCCCAAACCGGGCGCTGACGCGCCCGAACCCGGTTGACAATCCCCCACGGGATACTATACTATTGTAGTATCATATCGTAATCGGTGACGGGAGTGGGCCGTGCTGACGACACGACCCACCCCCTGACCCGTCCGCGGTGGAGGCCGCGGCGCGGGCGATTGGTATTCTACCAAACAGGCGGCCCCGCGCACCTTCCCGCGGGGCCGCGCGTGTTTCTTGCGCCGGTCGTCCTCGTGGTGGTGTGTCTGTCGGCGCGGCGGTTGTTCGTTGCGCCACCCGGTGGAGGCCGGGCCGGATGAACAAACAGTTGTGGGTCGATCTGTGGCAGGAGATGGCCGACCATCTCCAGGCGGCGTTGCTGGCGATTGAGACGGCGCTGCTGGCCGGGCCGAACGAGGCGCTGACGCTGGCCCAGCGCGAGGCGCTGGCGGCCTGGGAGACGTTCGAGACGGCGGCGCGGCCGTATGCCCTGGGCCAGGGCGAGAACGGGCACGTGGGGCCACGGGAGGGTGTATGAAGCGACTGGGAGACCTCCTGAACCGCGTCCTGGTGGTGGGGCTGGTCGCCGTGGCCGTGGCCGTCTTCCTGGTGGGGCGCGAAGCGGTAGGCCGCGCGGCCGACTACAGGGAGATGACCGCGCCCAAGAGCCTGCACCAGCTCACCCTGGAGACGCGGGCCGAGCCGGAAGGTCGCGGCGGCGTGCTGCTCTTCGGCGCGGCGCTGGGCGTGGCGGCGCTGGCCTACGCCGGCGTGGTGGCCTTCGGCTTCCCGGCCGGGCGCGAGTTCGGCCGCTCCCTGGCCCGCCGCCGCAAGCGGGCGCGGCCCGCCCCTCCGGCCGGCTCCGGCCCGGCCCCCCTGCCCCTCGCCCCCCGGATGCGTGTCCTGCCCCCAGCCGAGACGGTGCGGTCGCTGCCGCCGGGGTACGAGGAGGGCCGCTATGAGTAAGACCATCCGCTCTATGCTAGGGACGGCTGTCGTACTGGCGCTCGTGGCCGTGGCCTGCGGCGGCGCGCCGGCGACGGGCGGCGCGCCGGATGTGAGTGGGCTGGATGTCCTCAAGGCCCAGTCAACGATCGACGCCTGGAACGCCATTCAGGCCACGGCCCAGACCGAGGCGCTGGCGGCCACGCGCCGGGCGGAGGAGGCTACGGCCCAAGCCGTGCAGCAGACGGCCGACGCGGCGGCGGCGCTGGCCACGGGCACGGCCGTTGCCATCCAGGGCACGGTCGCGGCCCAGACCGAGGCGACGGCCGCCGCCCAGGCCACGGCCGGAGCCGTCGCCGCCCAGGCCACGGCCACGTGGGACGCCCTGATGCTCGACGCGCAGGCCGTGGCCATCCGGCAGACGGCCGACGCCGGGGCATACACCCTGTCGGCCACGGCCACGGCCGACGCGGCCATTGCCGCCTTCATGCGCCAGGAGGCGGACGCGGTGATCCGCGAGCGCAATGCCCAGGCGGCGCGGCGCGAAATGTGGAACAGTCTGGCCCCCTGGGTGGTCGGCGGCGTGGGGCTGACGGCCGTGGGCGTGGTCTTCCTGCTGGTGGGCGGCTACGTCATCCAGCAACTGCGGCAGTCCCGCCCCCAGCGAGCGGGGGAGATCGGGTTCGTGGTCTGGGGGCCACAGGGGCCGGTCGCCATCGCCGCGCCGCCGCCGCGGCCGCAGCTGACCGCCCGCGTCGAGCCGCCGGTGGACGTCACGCCCGCGGCCGGGCCGGAGGCCGCGCCCATCCCCCTGCCGGTCATTGACAAGGGGCACATGCTCATCGCCGGCGAGACGGACAGCGGCAAATCGACGGCCGCCCGCCTCATCGCCGGGCAGCGCGGCGACGTGCGCGTGCTCGACCCGCACTGGAACGGCCGCGACTGGGCCGGGCTGGAGGTCATCGGCGGCGGGCGGGACTTCGACGCCATCCGCGACTCGATGGACTCGCTGCGCGAGCTGCTGCGCGTCCGCTACAGCGAGCGACTGGACGGCCGCGACGACTTCGCGCCGCTGACCGTGTTCGTGGACGAGATGCCGGCCATTGTCGCCGCCCTGGGCCGCGACGTGCGCGACTTCTGGCGCGAGTGGCTGCGCGAGGGGCGCAAGGTGGGGCTGTTCCTGGTGCTGCTGACGCAATCGACCCGCGTGCGCACCCTGGGAATCGAAGGGGAAAAGGACGTGCTGGAGAACTTCGGCAACGTCCTGGTGCTGGGCAAGCTGGCCGTGGCCGAGCATCCCCGGCTGGTCGAGGGCATGGCCCGCCCGGCGGTGCTGCGAACGATGGGTAGCGCCCTGCCGGTTGTCATCCCCCACGTGCCGGACGGCGCGCGGCCGTCGGCGGCCCCCACCGCCGATGGGCCGCGGCCGGCCGCGGCCGACGTGCCGCCGCCCATCATCTACGCCACGACCGAGTGGCCGACGCGGCGCGAGGACGCGCCCATCGACCTCAACAACATCGACGGCCGCGCCCGGCAGCGGATCGTGGACGAATACCGGCGCACGATGGTCTTCCGGCAAGTGCAACTCAACCTGTTTCCGAACTACGCCGACGACGGCGGCCAGGCCGGGCAGGTCATCCGGCGCGTGCTGGCCGACGCGGGGATGATCGAGCGCGGCACGGACGGCCGCTGGCGTCCGACGGTCGAGGCGCTGGGCTACGAGGCTTAGTCGGATGCGCCGGGCGCATCGCGCGAGCATCCGACTAACCCGGCCGCCTGTCCCGACCGCGTCCGACTAACCCCGCCTCGCCCCGCCAGCCCGTCCGACTGACGGCCGCCGGGCGTCCGACTAGCCCCCTGCCCGCGTCCGACTAACCCTCAAAAACCATCCGACCTGACCCTTCAGTCGGGTCTAGTCGGGCGTAGTCGGGCGTAGTCCCTTCCGACTGGGCCGCGCGCGGGCAGTCGGGCGGTATTCGTCGGATGCAACATAAGCACCATGCCGCGTATAATACACAGCATGGTGCTTATCCAAAGGGTGGGTCATATGGCCCACCCTTGCCCGGAGGGAACGGCGATGCAGGTGATGGTTCAGAAGGAAGTTGAGTTCTACGACGACCGGCTGACGGCTGTGCGGGCCGACGACGGCCGTATCTACGTTTCGGTCAATGAGGTCTGCGGCGTGCTGGGGCTGGATCGCAAGGCGCAGCAGCGACGCATCCGCGAGCATGACGTGCTGGGCGAGGGCGTGGCGGCGCTGGTCATTGACACTGCCGGCGGCCCCCAGTCGGTGCTGATGCTGCGCCACGACCTTGTGCCCTTGTGGCTGGCCGGGGTGCAGGGCCGCGCCGTGCGCGACGACGTGCGGCCGAAGCTGAAGACCTTCCAGCTTCGCGCCGCCCAGGTCTTGGCCGAGGCGTTCACCGACGGCCGCCTGACGGCCGAGGGGGAGGTGAGCGACGCGCTCTCAGGGGTCAGCGTAGAGACCGCTCAGGCGGTCGAGATTGCCCGCGCGGTCTTCGCCCTGGCGCGGGCGCAGGCGGCGCTGGAGGCGCGTCTGGGCGGCCGTCTGGAGGCCGTGGAAGGGCGTCTGGAAACGATCGAGGCGGCGATGGGCAACAAGGCGCGGCTCATCACCGAGGAGCAGGCCACCGCGCTCAGCCAGGCGGTCAAGGCCGTGGCGATGGCGCTTGGCAAGGCGTCGGGCCGCAACGAGTTCGGCCAGGTGTGGTCGAACCTCTACCGGCGCTATGGCGTCGCCGCTTACCGCCAGCTCCCGGCGCGACGGTTCGACGAGGCGATGAAGTGGCTTGACCAGTGGTACGCCGAGGCGACGGCCGCCGAGCCGGGCAACCCCCTGCCGTTCTAAGGACACCCATCATGCGGCCGTTTGTGGACAACACGCTCTTCTATGGGGATAACCTGCCGATTCTGCGTGAGTATGTGGCGGCCGAGTCGGTGGACTTGATCTATCTCGACCCGCCGTTCAACAGTAACCGGACGTACAATGTGCTGTTTCGGCAGGAGGGGGGACAGGATTCGGAGGCGCAGATCGCGGCGTTCGAGGACTCGGCTACTGAGTTGACCTCTGTCGGGTAGCGTCTTCTGACACCCCTGCCCTGCTGCGCGTGGCGATGGCGAAAGCGGCCGATTGTTCGGCCGCTTTTTTCATACAGGCGATTCTACGGGGATTGACAATGAATTACTCATCTGCTAGACTGTTTGTAACATTGAGTAACCTTGTGTAAACGGAGATGAACGCGATGGGAGTTGTAGTTGCAGTATTGACCGCCAAGGGCGGCACGGGCAAGACGACGACGGCCGTGAACCTGGCGCTTGGTCTGGGCCACCGGCTGGCTCACGAGGGCAAGGATGATGACGTGATCATCATCGACTGCGACCCGCAGGGCAATGCGGGCGACTACCTGGGGGCGCACGCGCACATGTACCACCCCACCCGCAACCCGCAGGGCGCGTGCCTCAGTCGGGTGCTGAAGGGCGAGACGGCGGCGCTCGACGCGCTGGTCGAGGTGCGCGAGAACGTGTGGCTGCTGCCGGCGACACCGGCGCTGAATGAGGCGGTTGAGGACATTGCCCTGCTCAGCGCGACCAAGGCGGCCCGCGGCCGTCGGGCCGAGTCGCTGCGCGACGTGTTCAAGCGCCAGTTGGGGCCGCTGGTGCGCGAGGCGCGGTTCGTGGTGCTGGACTGCCCGCCCAATCCGGGACTCCTGGAAGTGCCCATCACCGACTTCGCCGACTTCGTTGTCTCGCCGGTGCAGCTGCAATACCTGAGCGTGATGGGCGTCATCCAGTTCGCCGAGTCGCTCAAGGCGCTGCGCGAGACGGAGAAGGTCAAGGCGCAGATCGCCTGTATTGTGCCGTCGATGACTTCCCCCTACCGCGACGGCGAACCGCACCAGCTGGCCGAGCGGCAGATGCTGGCCGAGCTGGCCCAGGTCTTCGGCGCGAAGCGGATGAGTCCGGCGATTGAGCTGGGCGCGAAGGTCAAGGAAGCGCCCGGTATTCACCAGTCCATTTTCGAGATGGCCCCCGCGTCGCCCCAGGCGCGGGCCTACGGGCATCTGGTCAACAGGGTGTACGCCTATGGCAAGTAAGATGAAAGCGAAGCAGGCGGAGCGTGGAACGCCCGCGCGAGTGATAGGCAGTGCCACGGCCGACCGGGGTTTCACGGCCGAGACGGCCGACGCGGTAACGTCATCGGCTATCCCCACGTCGCTCCAGGCCGGGCGCTTCGTGCGCAAGACCATCACCCTACTCCCGGCGCGACTAGCTCGCGTGGATCAGATTGCCGAGGAACTCAAGGCCGAGATAGAGGCGCGGACGGGAATGCCGTCGAGCGTTCCGCTGCTGACGTTGTACCGCTGGCTCATCGACCAGGGCATCGCGGCCTACGAGCGCGGCGAACGGCCACCGCTGGAGAACCGGGCGCGTATTCAGTGAGGGACATGTGACCAACGATCACCAGATGACCCACGTTCCCGCGCCGTCGGCGGTTCAGGTGCCGCTGCCGCCGGCGCGCGCGGGTGACACGCTCTACCTGAGCGACCTTATCCTCGCCCTGACGGCCGTCTACCGCGCCCACGGCGATGGGCCGGTAGCGACCCGCGACGCCCGCGAGGGCTGGGAGCGATCTCTGATTGCCGTCAGTCGCGCGGGCAAAGGCTACTATCTGCTGGACGGTGGCTTCGGCTTCCGCCCGCGAGAGCCGGAACCTGTACGCGAGGTGTTCCGGTTCCAGACCGGCGAGGAGCAGGGATGACCAACAAACAACCAGAGACGCCCCTGTCCCGGTCGCGGCGCTACTGCTGCCGGCCGGTAGCGTGCTGGGTGGCGTCCTGGCCCGGGCGCAAGACGAACCGGAGAAGAACCCATGAGCGAACGCCCCCCTGAGTATCACGACGGCCGTCCGGCCGCCCCTTCCCGGCAGGCGTATTCGACCACCAGCGTCCGCCTGCCGGTCGATGATCTGGACGCCTGGCGGGCGGTCAAGTGGCGCGAGGCGGTGGCGGCGGCCGTCGGCCGCCTGGCCGCCGACGGCGCTTTCGCGCCGGGCGACACGCTGCGGCTGGAGCAGGTCGCGCTGCCCAACGTCGTCGCCGAGGGGTGGCTGCAAGTCACCGCCCGCGTCGAGGTCGAGCGCGAGGGCGAGACGCCGCCCGTCGCCGCGCCCCTGAGCGGTGCGCCTCCGACCCGCCCGAAGCCGGAGACATCCCATACAGAGGTTCGCGAGGGCTGGTAATATCCCGGCCGAGCCGGAGGAGAAAGAGAAGCATGAGCGAACAACCCCCTGAGTACGACGACGGCCGTCCGGCCCCGCTCGCCCCGCCGCCGGTAGGCGTGGCGCAGATTCCCTTTGCCAAGACCTTCGCCGGCGACGACGGCGACGCGCTGGACGCGTGGCGGCGGGCCGTGGCCGAGGCGGTGGACAGGCTCGTCGCCGAAGGCGTCTTCCTACCGGGCGACACGCTGGCGCTGAGTGGCGAGATAGGCCAGACCGGCCGCGTCATGGACAGGGGCGACTACCGGCAGGTGGTGGTGAATGGCGTCGTGGGCTTCGCCCGCGTCGAGGTGATGCGACCGGCCGCCGCCCCGCCCTGCGGCTGCTACACGTGCCGGATGCTGGCTGAGGTGTGGGATAACCCCGCCGACGCCGAGTACGATAACCTGTAGAGGGAGCGTATGACGATCCTGAAGTTCGACGGCAGGTTGGTCTGCGCATGGGGCCACTGCGGCACACTTCTGACCATCGGCGGCCGTGACGTGTTCGCCGCCGTCCGCGGCGCGGCGTGGCGTTACTGGAAGCGGCAAGGCTAGAACAGGCGCAAGAGGACTCAGGGGGAACGTGATGCAACTGAGACTTACCGGGGTCGTCAAGGAACAACGGCCGTCGGACTCCCCACCTGACTACGATTACGAAAATGTCATGATGATTGGGGAGCAAGACGTCATTGAGCGTATCAACAAACTTTTCTGGGCGCACCTGAAACGGCCGATGATGGTTGTCCTGAATGGTGAAAAGCTCCTCGGCATGATGAGCGCCTGGAGGGGCCTGCCGGATGATGTAGACGATTACAGTTGGGTTGAAGGTCGGTCGCCAGAACTTACCATTGGTGACATCAATTTGTATGAGCGTTTGCGAGCAATGGACGGGCAGACCGTTACGCTATGGATCGCCGACGAGCCGTTCAATACCCTCGACCCGCCGCCGGTGCTCGGCGGCCGTCCGGCAACCGCGACCGCCGAGCAGGAGCCGTCGCG